TCATTGGGCGCATAGTTCCTTCTAATAGAAAGAACCGTTCCACTACCTTCTTCGATTGTAACGATGTAAGGTAGCTTGATACCAGATGGCTCGCCATCTGTACCAATATCTTCGAAGCCTTCTAAATCTAGATCCACATGACACTCAAGCATAGTGTACATTGTAGTTTGTTTTCCAGATTTTTTAGTGCCTTCTAATTCTTTTTCTTTTTTTGAAACGTCGTCGTTTACAGTAACACCTGGCGGAGTTAATTCTACATCAGAATAAAATCCTGCCACTTGTTGTTTTCTTAAATCATTTTCTGAAATTTTTATAACGTGAATAATAGATTCTGCATCATCTAAACTATTTGCTGTGTACGGCACAATTAAATCATCTGCTGGTACAAATTTAGAAACGGCTCTACCTAATAAATCATCGTAGTAAACTTTTTTAAATGTAGATCCTGCTAAAGGTAAATGAAATAACATCGAATCAAATTCTGGTTCGTACTCTTTCATCTGATCCATGATTTGATAATTCATGAAATCTTTTACTCTTTGAGACTGCTGATCTTTTTGTGGAGTCTTTACTCCTAGGACTTGTGTTCTTACTGGACCGTCTGCTGGTAATAACTCTTTGTATGCCGTAGCTTGAAACTGAGTTACAGCTTCTGCTAACACAGGGTGCGTTGCACCTGAAGCTCCTTGAAACGGTTCCGTTCTATTTTCATATTTGAAACCTAATAAGTCAAGTCCTTCTGTGTAAGCTTTCTCCCAATCTTTTCTGGACATTTTATAGTCCATGTAATTTTGTTTTAATTCTGAACCAAGAGGTTCTAAAATATCTTCGGGTAAAATATCTGCTAAATTATCAAAGTGTGATTCTGTTCCGGGTACATTTACTGCACTTGGATCAAAGTCGATGGTCGCGCCACCGTCTTCTTCAGGTATAACTTCAACAGGACCTTTTTCGGTAACCTGTTCTTCGATGTCAACTTGTTCCGTAACCTCTTCGCCCGGAACTTTAATTTCTGTTCGTACTTCGCCTGGAAGCGACTTTTCGATTTCTGCCATTAAAAACCTTTTTTAGTTAATTTTGGTATTCCTTTTATTAGACCACCTTTTTGATAGCCTCTTATACCACCCTCTTCATCTTCTCTAATAAATTTTTGAGTTTCTTTATTTAATTTTTTAAGTTGACCTGGTGTCAAATCTTTTACTTTTTTTGCACGAGATATTTTATTTAGATTTTTTTTGCCGTATTTTCTTGCCATTTGTTTTCTCCAATCTTACAGTCTTAACTTGTTTTAAGGGAATATTCAAGCCTTGTGGGTTAGGTCCTCTTAGAGGAGGTATAGTTGTTGTTAGCTTTTTCAATAGTAAACTCTCGTTTGTTTAACTTGTTCTTTTTCATCAAGATAGTCTTCTGGGTGTTGAACAAGACCACCTTGTCTAAATCTCATAACGGCTTGAGTTGTTGAGTCCACCAAATCATCATGATCCCCGTAGGGAAATGCAGCACATTCTTCAATAACCTCTTCAGCAAATTTTTGCTCCGGTGCCCAAATCATACCTGACTCAAATAAGGGCGCACATGCATTTACTCTCACATGCTTATCATTTCCTTTTGACGGTGTAAAGTTAACAACGGGTATATCCATCTTACGTAATTCATAGGTTAAAGGCAGTCCTGATGCTTTAGCCTCAACAATTACAGATTCGGGTTGCCAGTATTTATACTGATCTAAAGCTAAACGCCTTAACTCTGGAAACTCATATCTTCCTTTAATAGCATCTAATAACATCAGATTGGCCCCTGAATCTTGGTCCGGGTAAAATACTCCCCATGTGGTAATGGCAGAATAATCGGCTGATGATTTTTTCATGAAGGCGGTATCATAGGATTGAATGACATGGTATATTTGAGGGATATAATCATGCTTCCATGTTCTCCACCATTCACGTTTTAATATTGCTCCTTCTTCTGAAGTCGGGTTCTGCATCCACTGAGCATTCCATTTGCCCACGGGTAAAGTAGCTTGTACCTTTTCAAGTTCGTCCATCTTCCAATATTCAGGCCAAACAGGTTGCGCCTCTTTTGTTCCGTGGTCCATGATCGCTGGAAATTGAACCACGTGCCATTGGTCAGATTTCATTTCTTTTTGATTAGCGATTAACATTCCTGTTAAATCTTTTTGAGACCAACGGGTCATAACTAAAACAATCTTACCGCCAGGTTGAAGACGTTGTCTTGGTCCTGAAGTATACCATTCATAAGCCATCTCTAATGCTGTCTTCGATTGTGCGTCTTGTTCTGAGTGTGGGTCATCAATGATTAATAGATCCGCGCCCCGTCCTGTAATAGCTCCACCTACACCAGCTGCAAAGTATTCTCCGCCTTGTGCCGTTTCCCAACGGCCTGCTGCTTTAGAATCTTCTTGTAGTGTCGTTCTAAAAATTTTTTTATAATCTTCACTATCGATTAAGTTTTTTGCTTTTCGACCAAACCTTACCGCAAGTTCGCCCGTGTGCGTTGCTTGAATGATCTTGAGCTTTGGATCACGGCCCACCATCCACGAGGGCAAAAGGTAAGACGCAAATTCTGATTTAGTATGCCTTGGTGGCATATTGATAATCAAACGATTAATCTCACCGTTTGCTAATTGATTAAATTTTTCTGAGATATGTCTGTGGTGAGAGCCTTCAATAAAATCTGGCCAAACACATTTAACAAAAGACATGAAGTCATTCTTAGCTTTGTTCTGGACTTCTTTTTCACGGAACTTAACTTTTAGTTTTAAATATTCTTTTCTAACGTCAAGGGGTAGTTTGTTAATATCAATATTCCGATTCATAAAAATTTTTTGAAAAATTTTTTTACTATGCTTTTTTATTTCGACAAGTATTTTACGGGGAATGACTGTGTAAATCAAGCATATATATACACATATTAGGATCCCTTTCTACGTCAAGGGTGGGTGGGGGTCAAGCAATAACCAAAAAGCAAAGCCCGCTGGTACCTCTACACGCATAAAAAAACCCGCCCCACGAATAACGGGGGGCGGGTCTGTACTTTTAACGTGGGAGATTATCTATTTCTTAACTAATGTTAGTTTAGCTTTTTTAAAGCTCTCGTTTAAATCTTTTTGATGTCGTTCTTTTCTTTTCTGTTCGGCTCTATATTCGCTGTACATGAACCATGCACCACTAATTATAGTACCACCTATTAATATTTTAAGTTCTAACGGCATTAATTAAACCTCGTTTGGTTGTCGATTGTCTGTTCATGTTTTTTTCTCTCACTCATCTTTTTAGCGAGGGCAACGGCCTTAGCCCCGTGTTTATCTAAAAACGCTTTATAATTCATGTTCTCATAATCACGGATCAAGGTCTTAATATATTTACTCATTTTTACCTTTCGTTGATTTGAAATATAAACTATTGACATCATTTGTCAATAGGGATAATATAGGATTATGAAAGGAATAAAAAAGAGGTAAAAAATGGCAAGTTATCCAATATGGAATAAAATCCAAGCTTGTATCTATAAAGCCCCTAAATCATACGGGGTAAAAAATGACGGAACAAATGAGATTTTAGTAGGAACAAGTGCTAAAAATTCTCATAGCTTTATTAATACAAGAATAACTCACAGAAAAAACGACGACGGAACAAGAACCTATCACTATTATATTGACGGCAAATTATACGCCAAAGGCGTTTTAATTGGTGATGAGTTTAAAAAGGAGTTAGTAGCATGAAGAAAGAGCATAAAAAATTAATAGCTTTTTTAAAAAAATATGGCGGGTGGCAATGGTACGGAAATGATCGATCAACACGGAAAGTAGTTGACAAATTAGTTGATCGTAAATTTTGTATCAAAAGGAAACACAAGCTAGACAACGGCTATATTGTTAAAGAAGTTAAATTAGTAGCTTGAGCCGTGAACCATTGGGCATTGACTATGTTCAACGACTCTTATCTAGGCACGAAGTACCTAGATATTAAAGAGATGCAAAAGAGAACTGGGTTGTTTGCCTTCGAATTGCTATCTAGTCTCAATGGTTCGCGGGTCAAACACTATGAGCAATCCTTAAGTGGAAATATAAAATCTTTAACTGTGTTTGGCCGTCATTTATACCTTAAGTTGTCCCATGAACCGACAAGCTCGGTTCATGGGGCTTTTAAATTTTCAAACACCAACGCACAAGCGACAAAGTCGCAAGCGATAGGTGTAGTTTTCATACCATAACGCACAAGCGACATGATACTTGAACCACGGAACATGGTTATTGAAGAAGTTTTCATGGAGCTTGGAACGAGGGGCGCTGCCAAGATAAAAGTGTTGTCGGGGTGTTGTTTATGCCAAGCAATTTGATGAGGGGAAAACCTTATCTTGTTCCCTTTTACGACTTTTAATTCAACTGTAAAAAATTGGTTATTCTTGTTGTAGCCCAACAAGTCAGGCATA